GTACTCTTCAAATACCTTTTGCATCTTCATTACAATCTCACGGAAACAAGAAGCACAAGATGTAGGCTCTTGACGTAAGTTAAAGACACGGTTGTAAATTGCAATCAATCTCGTTTGTTCAGTAGGCCTGAATGTTTGTTGAGTAAGTACTCCTGATTCGTTTAACCAAGTGTATTCTTCCTCAGTTAAGCAGTTCGTGTTTCTGTACGGGAATAACTCGTTTAGTTTTTTCTTACGTTCCTCGCATCCGCAGTCCTCGCCTGCTACAAATTCTACTAACTTCTTGATACCAGTTGCCTCAGTAATCTGCTCAATCGTATCTCCAAGTCCTTGTGCTTTTCTTTTTGCCATATTGTTTATATTAATTCAAAATCTTTATTTAAGAAATCCTCCCAATCATCGCCTACGTTTTCTCTTAGACGTTCCTTGCAGTTCTTTAGTGTATTGTAGATTGATGTAAGACTGATGTTAGTTTCGCTTGCAATGTCTCTCATTGACATATCTTCTTTAAGATAGAGAGTGAATAGTTTAGTGTCGTACCAATGCCAATTCAGTATCTCTTGTTTTATTCTTGCGTCTAATCTTTCGTATGCTTCGTGTTTCTCTACCTCTGGTGCTTCGTCTGCCACATCTCTCAACTCGTCTACACATATTAACTCCTTAAAATACTTTTTGTTATTCGTATGAGTAGCATTCCTGAGCATTATCCACATCAAAGCTCTGTTTGGCTCTCCGTCTTTGATTATTTTTTCGAGGTATTCGTATTTATGTAGTCGGAGGTAAACGTCTTGCACTACATCGTCTGCATAGTCCACTTCGCCAAAGCCTTTCACTATGCCTACCCACTCTTTGTGGTGCTTAGATAGTATTGTAAGTGCATCCATAGTTGGTTAATTTCTAAACAAATATAAGACTATATTTTAATCTAACAAGTTGCCTACAAAAAAAGCCACTCGTTAAAGTGGCTCTAAATCATTCAAATAAATCTCTCGGCTTACGTATCTATCCAGCTTGTGAAGTGTGCTTAGAGTGACGTCTTTACCGTTCAGAAAGTTGTTTACTTGGAAGTGGTGCATCTTTACACCTGATTGTTTTATCTCCTCAACTATTTGGTTTCGTTTTTTCCTATTGAGAATGATGTGAATCTGCTTCCGTAAGTCTGAATCGTTTATGTACATACTAAAATGGTAAGTCCGAATCAATACTATCTCCGATTGGTGCACGTTCAGCAGGTGCTACATAAGGCTCAGAGAATGATGCTGAGAAAAAACTTCCGTTCTTACCTTGCTTTACCCATAGGGCAACTTCCATTTCTTTACCGTTTACGTTTACTTTACCTCTGTAATCAGGTTGCTTGTCGCTCGTCTTTTTGTCGTTTTTAAAGATTGCTCCAGTGTTTAACTTGTTTTCCATTGTATTTAATTTAAAAGGTTACTAATTATTGCTGCTATGATTAATGTTAGAACTACTGACATCAGTACAATAGTTCCCCAAGCTGCCATCTCTTCTCTGCGGTCATCTCTATTTAGCTTCATTGGTCTTGTTGTTTAGATTTATATTCTTGTTTTCTTAGTTCAGCAAGTAAGGCATCTGCCATTTTTACAGCATCGTGCGCCATATCCTCAAATTTCAAATCACTCATTGCCATTCCCTGCATTGCCAACCCTGCAAAATACTCACGTTTGGTTAGACCTTTGTTATCTTCAAATTGGTTGTCTACTATTGGTTGTTCTCCATTTTTCATTGTTCTTGTTGTTTAAAGGTTTTACAATTATGACATCTCTCTCCATCACAGCCATCGAGATACAAGCATGGATTCGGCTTTAGTTCTGCTTTGAGTTTCTCAATGTAGAGAGTGGCATCCATCAGCTCTTCCTGGAGATGGTTCAGCCATTCAATGAGGTTGAGGTCATCACGTGTTAAAGGTGTTCCGTATTTTTTTAGCCCAACGTTTGAGCGTTCTACGTACTTCGCTAGCACGCTTTTTACTATCTGGTCTTCTACTTCTTGTTTCATAGGAAATTATATAAAGTGTTATAATACTCGCGGCATAGTTCGACGCGGTCTTTTATTTCGTTTATTACTTGTTCGTCTTTTTCTACTTCGAAGACTTTAACGCGGCGGCCTAGCGGTATATGGTCGAATACGTGGCGCTTTAGAATTTCGTCGCGTAGGTCTAGGTCTTCTTCTAAAAGGTGGGCGTTCCAATGCGCGCGCCTTATTTCGTCTTCTACCATTTCTATAGGGGTGTTAACTAGGCAGTAAACTAATAGCGCTTTTGTCTTACCCGTAAGTTCTAGATATCCTTGAAGTTGGTAATAGTAGTCCTTTGTAGGAATTTCGGTAGCAAAAAACGGAAAAGTAGTAGCGTCCCAGCTAGACTTTACGTCTAAAAGTACGTCGTCCGTGTTTACGTCTGGCGTTCCAGTCAAGAAGTCGTTTGTAAAGTGTTCTTCGTTTTTCCAAATTAGGCCTAATTCTAGCGCGTTAGACGCCATTTCTATAGCCTCGCCTTCTACTAGGTTACCTTTGTCTGTATAACGGCTGTAAAACGGCTTAATTACGCCGTATTTCGCACGTAATACTTCTTCTTCTATGTAGGTCTTTGCCGTTTGGCTTAATAACTCCCCTTTTGTGCGGGGGTTTGTCATTATTTTACCTATTGCCGAGCATCGTATTTTAAAATCAGTCATAGGGCGTTAAGCATTTCTGTTTGTGACTCCGTTAATTGAAAGGCGCTAGTAATCTTTTCCTTTGTTACTTTGCCGTCAGCTATTGCTTTTAGTGCGTCTTGAAAGCGTTTAGCGTCTATGCTAGGTAGTTTCTTAACTTGTTCGCCGCTTGCGTCCGTGTCTTTGTCGGTTACTAGACCTAGAGCCGCTGAAAGTGCGTATCGTCTGTAATAAGTTACGCCAGACCCAAAAGCTTGGTAGTCATTCATACCCTTAAGCTGAACGTAGGGAATCATACACTCAGATTCCATAAACTCTCCGCTCTCGTGGAAGATTACCGTCTTTAAGCAGTTTTGACCATCGTTGTTGGTTAGTTGCTGAGTGAATCCAAGTCCGTGTTTCTTTAGGATAGGATTGATTACCTCAAAAATCTTAGGTAAATCTGCGTAAGAATACCCATAACCTTGAGTAGCCTTGTGGATTACTGGCACTTCCTGCTGAAATGCCGCTAAACTTTTAAATAAATTTTTCATAGCGTTTAATTTTGATACACAAATATAGTAATTATTTATACTCGTGTATATTTTTTAGTCAATTTTTTTGAATAAATCTTCCATCGGAAGCAATATTCCTTTGCTGGTATTGGAATCTCCGCCTAAAATATCTCTACTTGTGCCTATGTATTTTCTGCACATCTGCTTTAATTCGCTTGTTTCAATCAAAATGCTTCGTGTTTTACTAAACCAATACACCCACCACTTAGCTTCTGTTGTACTGATTCCGCTTTTCTTGCCTCTGCTTTCATATTCTACGAATAGATTGCCCGTATCATAGCACTTAAAATCACGTTTTACTTCGATTGTAGACGCTATTACCTCGCTCAGTAGGGTTTCATACTCCTGACCTACTTCAAGGTCGTAACGGAAGTCGCTATTGTATTTCATTTTTAATCTTTTGTTTGTAGGTTTTGATTATTTCTTTGAGTTCGTCTTTTGTAAACTTCCGTGTTACCATCGCTCTTGCCTCCAGTTGGTTGAATCTTTCAGCTCCGATTTTAGTTAATAGGTTTGTTCGATATTCCAACAAGTTGCCTGATAGATAGCTATTGCACCTTTCGCATTGAACGTGTACATTGTCTTCATCAAATCTTACGTTCCAATGATTGTTAGCGTTCCAGAAGTGACCAGCGTTTACTTTCTTTGGTTTCTGCTTACAAGATATGCACGGTTCGTTTTTATCTCGCTCTCTGATGTATTTGTTGAAGACTAACTGAGCAGCTTTGACAAGGTCTTGCACCGTCTCTAACTCTGCTTGCATTTTCTTCTTCTTGTTTTGCCAGTTCTTTATTGTGGCTTCCTGCACCCAAGCGGCTACGCACATCTTGTTTAAGCAATACTTCTGATTGAATCGAATAGGCTCAAACTTTTCCTTGCAGTTTTTACATCTCATAATCAAATATTGATGTTTGATTTGTGTTTGATTTCTTAACTATGTTTAATGCAGTTTCAAGTATTGTTCTTCCTGCTTCGTAGTCTACCAGGTTACGAGCCATTTTAACTACGCTTTGTTCTCCTTGATACTTTTTAAAATCGTAATTGTGAAATTTACAAAGTGATTCTAATTCGTTTTTTTCTTGACTTATTTTAAATCCTCTATCATTTACTTCATTAGGCAAAGTGAAATTAGTCCAATATAAATGTCTACCTCTTTTTTGAGCAGGTATTAAAGGTTCATAGTATGGAATAACATTCTCTACAACATATTTTCCGTTTTTATAGTAGTGTTGCAAAAACAAAATTTCTTCATACAATTTTAAATCTGCATAAACCGGTTGAGTCGTTGTATCATAATTTGAACTATTCCAATACCTGGCTCTACTATGGCTTGGACAAGGTGGCGAACTCCATATAAAATCGAACTCTTTAAAATGCTCTAACAAGTATTGATGTGCGTCTGCAACAATTACTGTGTCATTTGGGAATCTTTCTTGATACAATGCAGCAGCTACTTCGTCTAATTCTACCGCAGTAACTTCTATTTCTATTCCAGCTTCCTTAGCAACCTCATCCCATTTGTAACGGTTACCACCTAAACAAGCATATAAGTTTAAAATTTTCATAGCGTTTTAGTTTTATACGGTTATGTTTTCAGCTATCCATTGACGAAATGCTCGTTGTAAGTCTACTTGCTCACTCCAAATCTTTTCTGCGTTTGGTTCGTCTATTCGTAAGACTGCTCTATCTGCTGCTTCAATTTCTTTTATTAGCATATTAGCTTTGTTTTTTAGTCCTTGTCTAAACACGGATTGGTCGTTAAGGTCTTCAATGAAGTCTCTCATTA